AAGGAACTTACTCATCTGTCTTGTCTAAGAAAGGATCTATAGGATTACTCTATGTGGGAATCTTATTGCTAATATACTTACTAAGGAACTTACTCATCTGTCTTGTCTAAGAAAGGATCTATAAGATTACTCTATGTGGTAATCTTATTGCTAATATACTTACTAAGGAACTTACTCATCTGTCTTGTCTAAGAAAGGATCTATAGGATTACTCTATGTGGTAATCTTATTGCTAATATACTTACTAAGGAACTTACTCATCTGTCTTGTCTAAGGAAGCATCTATAGGATTACTCTCTGTGGTGGGCTTATTATCAGCGACCTTAGTATTCTTTAATGCAGTCAAATATTCCTTAAATAAGTTTATCTCTTCTTGACTTAATGGATAATTGTCTAGACCCTCTAGAGGATTATTAGGCCTAGTATATTGCTTATACATAGTCTTCAAATTTGCCATTATATTACTATCGTAGAGCAATACTATAACCATAACAATCAACACAAAACTAAATAGTACACTCATCGTAATACTTCAGATATACTTGATTTAGTTAACCTACAATTAACATATTATTAACCTTAGAATATACATTAGTCGTGTTATTTCTATACATATTTAGATTATCTTATGAGGATAACTGGTATCCTGCATTTACTTACGATCCACAGCATCCTGAACCTCCGTTGATAGCAGACATAATAGGTAATACTATTAGAACCGCTATACCCGCGACACAAAGGGTTATTAGTATTGGTCCAATAATAAATCGAGGTTCCATCTTATTTGCTTACTCAGAATGTGTATATTGTATTACCTTTTGACAAGCCTTCAAACCCTTGGGTTGTTAACTTAGATTCAAATTGCATAGGAAGATAAAAATATTCCAAGTAGTATAGCTTATCCTTATTTGGTTCAAATATACAACCTAGTTCAGGATACAATTCTTCAATCAAATATCCAATTACCATGTAACATCTTTGATTTAACTGATGATTGTTTAGTATCTCTAATATCCGATCCTTAGAGTGGTCTTTGTGTATCATCTTGTTATTCCTAAACCTTGTACAAAACTTCATTCCTGAATATTGAATGTATGCATCAAGTGACTGAATACAGTAGTGTGGTTTAATGTTTGTAACAGAGCTGTGAGATATTCTCTTAGGACACATGTGAACTATTTGCAGCTTACTATCAACTGATAAGACGATTACATAATGAGACACTGGTGATTCTCCTCCCCAAAACGATCCGAGATACCCATCTCCCAAAATACCTACCCTAAGTATATCACCAGCCTTAATATCAGGAATCTTACCCAAGATCCTTGTGTTGTATATGACCGCACAAAACCATTCCTTATAGAAGTCAGTTATAGTTAATACTACTAGGGCAAGTATACAAACTATTCTTATTAATAAATTAACTTTATACAGTACCATTTTAGATATGCAGAGTAAATGTGTGAAGTAAACAAATTTAATCCCCTTGACATGGCCGATAAGAGTTTCAGGGCTGCACTTATCGCTCCTTCTGAGTCGGGCAAAACATATTACCTACTATACCTTCTCGGGATATTGGTTAAATCTTACAAAATCATATTTCTTATAATACCAGCCAAAAATGAGATCTACACTAAGTATGTCTGGCCCAATCATATCTTTGAAGTACAGGATATACTTGAGATGAATGATGCAATTGTTAAGATTGTTAAGTATGGTGAGTTTCTTAAGACCAAGCATAGTAAAAAACGAATAATTGTAATACTAGATGATCTCGGACTAAAGACTGGCAATGCCAATTCTAAAGTTGAGGTTCTACTAACTAGAGGTCGCAATGCCCTTATTTCTACATTCATATTGGCTCAATCATATCAGATGATAAGCTCTAATCTCAGATGTAATATTACTCATACCTTCATATTCTCACCCTCTGAGGAATTCAGATTCTACATAAAAGCATTACCCAAGATTGAGAATACCGTGCAGGTTAATGCTATGATAACAAAAGCATTCAAAGTTCTGAGTGATCGGTTTAAGGACAACAAAGTAGTAATGGTCCTACAATCTGTCGGAGGCAAGCTCTCATATTTCTACACCTTTGTAGATGACTTTAATCGAGTCAAAAACGACATTATACTCCATAAACAATACTCAACTATGATGTATGATGCTACGGAAGAGGAGTCAGACCGTATAATCATTATGTGATGACACATGTATATCTCTTGATAAAGCATGACAGTTGAAGATGATATCTCCGCTGTATGGTCAGAGTATCATAAGTTTACAGCCAGAGATATGGGTTTCATAAACAAACCAGTAAGATCTTATTTCGAGGGCATATTTTATGGCATCTACTGCGGCCCAATGACTAATACAAAGTATGACCTTTTATATACCCAAGGCAGCAAGTCTGGTGACCCAATTGATGGTCTTGATCTAGTATGTATGCTACACGATAGATACTTTCATCTTCCAAAGTCTGATATTATGTTCTTTGAAAGTATTAATATTTATGGCAACTATGGCATGATTCAAAACAACTTTAATGTAAATGGGGCAAAACGATTTGTTAAGCTTCTTAGGAATATGTTTAAGTTTTACAGATGTATATCTCAGAACAAATTAACTATCTCTCGGGAACTCAAGCAGTAGCTGCTCAATCATAGTACTTTGACCAGTTAGACGGGTAGATGCTGTTGTCATGTATATGTATATGAAAAACCTTTTTATGGTATTCCTATCTGTACAAGACATTATGTTATGATTGGCAATACTAATCGCTATATGATCTCTACACATACCACAAGGTAAGTTCCTACAAATAACATCCAGAAACCTTTTAACATCAGTTAGATTAGGGAACCTCTTAACATCATAAATTACTGTCCAGATCAGTAACCAGTAACCTTTACCCCAGCTCATATCATCCATTTAGAAATGAGAAAGCAAGTAGTCCATATAACTGACGTTGATAGATTAATGATTAGTAATTATTCATACTCTACAGTCCTAACATTCTTTAAGTACATATTTTACTACATAGGGTTTAGGATCATGAGTATCTATAGCCGCCAATTAGGTATATCTATCTTTATGCACCTAATAAGCCTTGTGTACCTGTTAATAATAATATCAATTATGAATCAAAGACATAATTACATATTATTAACGTTTATCGTAATCCTACTGCTTACAGAACTTTGCCTCTTAGGGTTTAAATGGGCGACTTGGATATTTGGAACCCCGCAAAACAATTAGTTCTTAATCAGTATTTAACACAACCAGATAATGTCGACATCTTCTCGATGCGAAAGATCAAGCCAGTTGGCTTTATTAGACATAAGATGATCCTAGAGTCTAATGCATCTTCACTCAACCCCACGTTCAGATATAGTGCAATAAGAGATCAATCAAATGAGTATTTTGTTGGTAATATGATGATGGTATTTACATCTCCCGATATCAGTGGTGCGAATGAAGCTAACTTCACAGACTACTTAGGATACGCTGTGATTGAAAGAGTAACAATCAAAATAGGACAAAAGTCACATACTTTCGAGGGTGACTATTTCCTTAACCATGCTATGGCACTTAGTAACAAAGATAAAATCCTGCATGATGCTGGCCATAATGATCTATTGCGAAAGGTTAATAAAGGTTCAGACGACTCTCAAAAGATTAAACATCCGCAAATAATTAAAGTCCTATTACCACTCCCATTCGGCTTTAACTTTCCTAAGAATTTACTATGCTTATCACCAAACGATGAGATAGGAGTAGACATTGCTATGCGTCCACCAATCTCAGTCATTTGCCACTCTACAAAAACTAAAATTGATACTGGCGCATACACTAAGTATCAGCTACACATTGAGGTCTATACTAAGAAACGATCAAACAGAATTAGTTATATACCAATGATAGACATACCATTAAAATTTATAATACCTTCTGCAGATGCTAGGAGTTGTGGAATAACAAAGAATATGACAACTGATTTGATAAAGTTGCCAGGTTGTAGACGATTTGATATAAGAGTTGACACTGGTCTTAACGGTAAAGAATATCCAATGTTATTCTCTGCGTGGAAAGATGAGTATGATGTTGTAAACCAGTTTGTTGATTATATAATCGACAATATTCTAATTATAATTCCTGCCGATATGCCTTTAGAAAAACTAACATCTCAATACCCTTCGTCTGCCGTGTTTGTTGAAGTAATCGACTCAAAAGTCGTCATTAATCATCCAGGCAATGTTAACCAAAAGAGAATCATCGATGTATCTATCAGTAGAATACCATCGCCCCTCAAGCTTATGTATCATACTAATTTTCTTACAATAAACAAGTACATGAACATTGTATTAGACAAAGTTACACCCATAGATGATCCTTGGAAACAAGGCCTCAACATCTCAGAGAAGCTGTCATCAGTTCAGGGATATTATGATTCTGGAAGAAGTAAGATTATTACCACAAAGGTTAATCACTCGTTTGTTTCACAGCATGCATCAATACCTTTGGATGTGTACAGAACTTATGGTGAGGATAATCGTAAGACTAACAGCAACAACTACATTATATGGAACTACTTTACTAACGGCACTAATATGTTTTCTCGATCAACAATAGATAACTTTGTACTATACTATGATAACGACAGCTTTAATAATGACTCTATTATTATTAATAATACTATATCGGATAATCTAAATTTGTTTGATGAGGCCCCATCGATCAACTTGTCAGTATCCATCAACTTTGACCACAATATTAGTAGGTTTAACTTTGATAATCAATCAGAGTTTAAGATGTATATGTCTATACGCAGAAATATTTTTGATATCATCAAAATTGAGTACTTAAAGGTTTCTAGGGATGTTACTGAGTTTAAAGAGGCAAATCATATTGAGTCTAACTTTGATACGCTTATGCCAGTCTCTTATATTATTATTACCTACTCCAGTCATAATATAGATCAAGTTAGATCAACATCAGATAATAATTTACAACCTAAGTCGAGACAAACATCTCATTATCTTAACTCATAATCTATAAGGTGTCATTGCTCCTGAGTAGCCTCTAACATAACCCATCTATAAGAATATCTTAGCTGCATAAGTAATTGGTCCTGAATACTCCTTAAAATTAACTATTATTGAGTAGCCTCTAACATAACCCATCTATAAGAATATCTTAGCTTATAATCTATAAGGTGTCATTGGTCCTGAGTACTCCTTAAAATTAACTATTATTGAGTAGCCCCTAGCATAACCCATCTCTAAGAATATCTTAGCCGCATAAGTAATTGTAATTGGTCTAGTAGATGAGTAATTATACTTATTAATGCAAATATCGCAAACATAGTAATTCTCATCACCATCATCGAAATACCTAGAGATGAAGCCGCATCTGGTACAAACATGTATCGATGACCTTCTATCCTCAGGCTCGCTTAGTAACTCCTTGAGAGTATATGCAGCACCATAGCAAATTGTTACATTCCTACTCATCTCATCAAACTTAGCTGCACCACCACTTTTCCTATTAGCGGTCGTCTGTTTTGTCTCCTCGCTTATCCTACCTTTGTTGCAAATGTTCTTCTTTTTGCAGTTGACAAGATGTCTGCTTTTGAAGTAATCGAAAGGTGAAAATGAGACGTTAGGTATAACATGGTTAGTAAAGGGATGTATCATTTTGAATGACGAGTTTGCCAAGTCTTTAGATTTCTGTCCTGGCCAAGAGTCAAACACTGATTTTGCTTTATCAAACATATTTGCGGATTTGTCAATAGTAGACATCCAATCAAAGTTCTCTTCAATTGGTCCCATCCTGACTCTTATACTAGATCCCATTCTAGTATCAGGATCAGACTTTCTAAGTATTGCCAGTATAAACGTACTGATAGAAGTTATCATACTTAATGTCTTTCTTGTGCAGATACCTGTAGGACTCATTATGATTCCAGGTGATATGCCGTCCGGTGTGTGTGGTAGCTCAGTCTTATCAACAATAGATACTACAGTTGATTTTTGTGCACCCAGAGAGCTAAGTTTATCTCCATTAATAAGGTCACAGTTACTCACTAAGAGCAGATTAACATTACCTGGTTTGCTAGGATCAATGAATACCTTATGCACCCTAGCTCTATTATACTCAAAGTACTTTTCTGATTCATCCTTATGGGTCAATCCTCCAGTACTACTTGGGTCTGCAGTTATAAGCAGATAGTTCCTGACTAGAGCATCATCCCTCTGTATCATTGAGTTAATAAAGGGTAATCCACTAATAGGATTTATTTTATCTTGATTCGAATGACTGATAACTTTATTAGTGTTGTCAGTTCTAGACTGCTTGTCTACCATTACTGTGTACTTTGATACTTGTATTGAACTTAACATACCAGCATCAACAGCATTTCTATTAATTATTACACCATCCTCCTGGTTTATGCCGTTCAGTGCGGGTATGACTAGCACCCATATTACCTGAGAATGACCAAGCCTGTCCATACCTGTAGCAGTCATAACTGGATTTCTAAAGAGAGGCGTAAACGTGTAGAGCGACTTGTGGTAATTATCAAAAGTATTCTTACTAAGTATCTTATTATGAATCGCAGACTTAGCAAGTGAGCAGTAAAATACATTTCTGATAGCCTCGCTAAAGTTACAAAGTACTCTGTGGTTAATATTCCAACCAAAGTACCCCCAGTGAGACAAACAACAAAAGTCAATATTGGCTCTCTCACTCTCAGTTATATTATAAAACTCAGTAGCTGATATTGCTAGATAAGATGATCTTCTTGACGGTACCTGTACCATATCACAATCAACAATCTCCAGTACATCAGGATACTTATTCATAAAATCTTCTAGATTGCACTTCTTCTTGAGCAGGTTGATGATATCATTTTCTGGTATCTTCGATAGCTCGAGCACACCATCATTAACAACTAAGATCGGCTGAACTAATCTACCGCTATCCATACTTATTCTTAGCTCGTTAAGGTAAGTATCCCTCACAATACTGATATCTTTTCTTACTAATTTACCATGTCTTTTAAGATGCCTCAAATGCTTATAGAGTAAATACGACGTATCAGTGTCTGTAACCCCAATTAGCATATCATCAACTATTATGTAATATTCAGACGTTGTAACTTCATACTGATCAAGGAATAATTTCACAGCCTTTATTAGTTCTATTAGTATAGCCTCTTTCTGACTAGCAAAGATGGTTGATATATAAGTTATCACACTCGTACTATTAACAAGCCCAACGTTCTCTCCATGCTCTGGTACATCACATGGACATTGAAACATAAACTGAGAGTTTTGGTAGTATCGAAAGCTCAAGTCTTTAGTGATATCCTTTTGTAGTTTCTTTGCCGTTGATGTTACCCTAGATAAGCTGCAAATCTTTGATGTATATCCATCGTGTACCCAGACACCAGTCCTCTTATTGAAGGTACCAGTACTAATGTCACTATTAATCGTTGTTATAATAGTTGCTAGTATCTTCTCAACTTCTTTTCGAATCTTCTGTACATCGACGCTTTGATTATTGTCTTTATAGACGTTAACTTTAAGCATCGCAATATCGTGAGTCTTATCACTAAATGCCTTCTCGAAGTACTTAGCAGCACACAGATATCTCTTCCTTATAAGAGAGTCTCTGTCGGGATAATAGTTAGGATTATAAAGTGACATTAGCATTCTCCTTACTTGAGTCTCAAGCATTAGGCCCTTTGATAGGGACGGGTTGTCTATATAAAGATTATACTGAGACATCAGATTATGAATAACAATCACAGAATTGGCCTTATCATCACTGAGTATATTCTCAATATAGATACTAATAGGTTTACCTCCAAGTATCTCTATTGCTCGGTTAATTAAAATATCAATAATACTATTAACATCTATACTGCTCTTATACTCAACAGCCTTAAGGCTTTCTCTTAATGTTTCCAACGATCTGTTAGTTAAGAACGCACAGAGTATCAGTATGTTAATTGGTGGTAATCTCAACTCAATGTTATTATTGTTACAACTAATAATCAAGTCGCCTGAGTAGGCATCTAACGATATTTTAAAGTATTGTGGTATCTGGCCCTTATGGTATGATCTGATTAAATCCTTACCAACATAAAATGAAAATTGAGAGCTAGTTGCAGTTGTCATCTTCTTACCAATCTGACCAATAGGCCTCCTATCGTCTTCAATACTAACTGGATACCTTGGCATACCCTTGCCATTGAGAGTATATCCTCCCAAAAGATAATTTCTAGCTGATATGTCCTTAAGACCCCAAGGATCAGTCTCACCAGTGTTACAAATCATAGGTATAGAGAGATTAACACTATACCTACTTGGTGTTTCCTTGTCCTTACATATATAAAATGATATACAACAGTCATTAGTAAACGCTTCTTGCTTCTCCTGGCATATTACAGGAGGATTATTAGAAGTTCTTACAAATTCAATACCATCCCACTGAAGATAGATCAGTGTAGGTGATTCACAGATTATAATTTTCTCGCCAGCCTTAAACAACCAAGGCAAATACTCAAGCATTAAGTCTTGAAATGCATGTATATGGTTTCTAAGCATCGCGGATGGCCCAACAGCTCCCTCAATTTTGGAGTGATCAGGTTTCAGAACCATGGCAGTTATGCTCTCAACCAAAGATTTCATTGTCATGGTTATAAGTTTTTATATAAGTCTATATTAACTAACTTTACTTTTTCATTAATTTAGTATTGTAGTGAGATCTAAGATAGGCTGTTCACTTTATTAAATTATATAGATAGGTTTCTCATCTTATTGATATAGATACCTGAGGTAAGCTGAATACCATTCTTTGTATCTATATTCTCGAGACTAATCGACTCTCTAGAGTCTGTTGGGTGTGGTGTGAATGATAAGTTTTTACTATTCTGCTTTGAGATATCAGCCTCAATAGTACTAATAGATATATCGCTAGTATCGCTAAGACACTGATCTATATCATTATGTATTTTGTCGATCATATGATCGATTAATTCTTCATTTATCTTTGATGTTGATGACTCAATGTAAAAAATATCCCTGTTGATTGCCCTAACAAGCCTCTCTAAAAGTATTGCATTTTTATGAGCGCTTGATGCACGATCAGCATATGACAGTATCTCCTTTATTCCTCCAAATATTGTCAATAGACTACTAATAAGCAATCCCATTATCTCCAAGTTCCCAAGTATACCTGCAGTTTTCGTATATGCGGAGGTAGGATCAATTAATAGTGCCGATGTAAAGCAAGATAGCCCAGACAGTACTATAGTTGGTAAAGATAAGAGTATATTGATTCTCTTCATTTTGTAGTACTGGTTCCAATAGTCCAACTTCCTTCTGCTACACAACACTAATAGCTTCCGCATATAGTTTACAACAATATTTAAATCCATATTTAATAAACAACAATTATGAGTCATAAGGTACTTATTGAGTTAGTATCTTCAATAAGAGAATTTATCAATCTTCAAGAGAATGTTAAACTCGAGACGATAATATCATCAGTAATTGACAACAAAGTGTACTATGTATGCAACTTAACCTGGCCAGGACTAGTTACAAGATCTTTACTTGAAAACATTGTAACACTAATATTTCATAACCCTAATGAGACCAACGATACAATACTCGAGTTATCATCCAATGTTATTATGATATCAAAAAAGATTACTGTTCAACTTAGCAATATTACCAATAGTTTATTTACTTTTCTACAAGATATTATGCTAGATATATGCATAGTCGTTGATAACATTGGTCTTATGATTAACAAAAAAGGATCAACACCATCAGATAAGGACCCAATTGGTAAGGAGCTAATCCCTGTAGACTTTAAGATAATCGATAATATGTATCTTAATAGTATTGAGTCGATTAGTCACTTTCATAACTGCCTAGTTGGTAGGATAATAGTCCCAAGGTCAGAATCAAGCTTTATACCTAGTGGTTATGTGTCAGTTATTGATGGTAATAAGGTTTATAGTATGAGAACTTCACATCCAGTTGAGTATAAAGTTGCATCGATCCCATTGTTAGCAAATGAGGATATAACAAGCCTCACACTTAAACAGATACTGCACATACTACACACCTCAGGCAACCATATAAGACCATACATTCCAATCCTAATGAATACAACATTCAGACTTGATGATGAGAACTTAGATATTATAGAGTCTATACTTAATCCAAAGCCAAGAATCATACCAATAAACACAAACTTTCTGAAGATAAAGATTCAATCAACAATTATTCCCATTACTGCAGAACCATGTACTCACTATCGAGATATCCAAGATATGGATTCTGATAAGTTCCGTGAGAAATATATTGATTATCGTAATTATGCTTCGTACTGTCTGAAATGCTCTGAGAGGATACCATTCTTTGACATGACAGTTAATCTGATTGACAAAACATTCAACAGAAACTTTAAGCTTATAGTTAACCTTAAGATCTACGAGGAGTTGCCTTACCGTGATTATGTATCATCATATAGCTTTGCGATTGATAAAAATACTCAGATATACACCAACACTAAACTATCAGTCCACGAATATACAAACTCAATATGCAAAACCATGATTGATCTACTCTTAAAACATAATGCCGATAGGATAGATATTACTAAGAGATTTGCTAATGAGATTAGGAATAGTAAGGTATTCTTCCCAAGACTAACTAATCAACTATTTATTCTTGAGATCTATGAGAAGGAGCGATATTCTGAGGAGAAGTACATTAATATGACCGTCATCTATATTATGATAGTTATGTTTACTGTACCAAACATTGGTCTACTCTTAATGATTCATAGCCGAGAGATGTTCATGAAAAACAAACATTTCTATCTACCATCATATGTTGAGCTATGTACAAAGTTAACAATAAAAAGTAAACTCGCTGATAAGTTTGCAGAAAGCGCATTACTCTTTCTTTTTGATTTCTATTTGAATGATCAGCTTTTGACTAAGAATCTAATAGACATGAAATTAAACTTTATGTACAGTTATGGTAGACTTGATAATCCTAAGTACCTAGTTAGTAATTCTCCAAAGTTAAAGTTGTCAATATCTTATGATAATTATCCAATACACTCTGATAATGAGCAGACATTTGATCTCCTAATGTCTGAGTCACTCACAATAAACAACTCAGTTATATTAACAAATTATGAGTTGCCAGTAGGTATGTGGCAAAAGACTCTGGTCAATAATAAGCTCGAGCTTTCTAAACCTAAGATCACAGTTAAGGATGCACTTGAATACATCAAGAATAATCTACAAAAGGCAGCCTATAAGTACACAATCTTTGCTACTGATAAAGTAGAGGATGTACAAAACTACAAGGTTATTGGAGATGAGATCTTTATTAACACTAGTAAGAGATCATACCTTGTTGATCCTTTTACTGATAGTAGATTCAGTGTTATTGGCAACCCTCTATTCAATAAGCTATGCTCTGGATTCCCAATGCCAATGCATCCTAATCTAAGACCAATGCACCTTGACTATGCTATCAATTTAGCCAGATTTAGTATTGGTCAGGAAGGATACGATACATCAATAGCAGATCAATCACTAATCCTTAAAATTGTAGAAGATATACCGACACATAAAGTTGAAGTCATAAATCTACTATATAAGAGTATTTTTTATGATGTGCTGAGTGATTAAAATAATTAGCTAATTAATACTCTACATGCAAACTACTCTACGTGCAAACTACTCTACGTGCAAAAGTGTTTTTACTCCCAATTGACTTCCCTTACTATAGCTCTAAGCAAATCCGTCGATGTTTTACTATTAGCTCTTACTAACTCATTAAAGTTAGCACGATACAGTCCTGCCGAATTCAATTCAAGTAGTGCAATAACCAAATCCTCCATGTCTTTTCCAATTGATACATTCTCAGTGTTGTGTGATATTGGTCCAAGTGTGAATGTTCTTTGGACAGTGTTATAGTAGATATTTTCCAACGATATTCTACCATGTGCAAAATTGCCAAAGTGTAGATATTGAACAGCGAAGCAGATTGACGTACAGATAGATCTCAAGTTCAGATCATGCTGGGCATCAATTACAGATTGTTTGTCTTCATAGATATGATCCAGAATGCTTCTTACTGTAACAAGGTTTGCGTTAAATCGTGGCATAACTGAGTATAGTATTTTATCAGTGATAAAGTATGAGCTAGCTAACATTGCCAGGTTACCTGGTGAAATCCTAATCTCAACTATAACTCTGCTAAGTCTTGATTTTACAATCTCCATTCTGTAATCCTCTGTAACAATGCAGTTTTTGATACCTGTAGTGATAAGTTCAAATATCACTCCATCACAACCTTGATTACTACTAAGCACTTTTCTAACTGCATCCGGCGATACTTCTGTCATTGATGAGATAATCACGAAACTAAAGTCCTGCGGCAATACATCAACTGTATGGTAGACAATACCTAAAGGCGTGAGGGTATTAATAACCTGATCCGGTGTGATTTGCTCCGGAAGGTCATTAATATCAATATTAGTGTCACTATTACTGGTGGCCATATTTAATTTTGTTATAAAGTTAATTTTGGTTACTTGTATTCTTGTAGGGGGATAATTTTAGATAGTATATTTTCAATTTCTTATAGATAGATCTCAAATAACCAAATTAACAATATTATTTCATTATTAGGACTAAATACCTACAAAATGCGAATATCATCTACCATAAGCAGTTGTCTAAATTTGACTAAACGTCTGATGTATATTATTTGATCATTAGTGCTAATTTAATCATAGCAGATACCTCAAGAATATTCATATTATCTACCGTAAACAGTTCTCTAAATTCGACTAAACTTTTGGTGCATACTGTTTGAATATCAAATCCTAAAATATAATCTATAAGATCAAGTATGGCGATTAGATCATATATTTTCAGATAACTACCACTAAACTCAGTACTTAAAGATACAGGCCCAAGCATCACCAGGCCATCCTTATTAAGGTATATATTATCCTTAGTTATATCCTTATGCGTTATCTCAAACAGATGTAAGTATGCTACTTTCCGTAAGATACTAATTATAAGATCCAATCCTATCAATTTATCAAATTTCTCATCCAATTGATTCATAATGTCGTTCAAAGATCTGTAATCATTATATATCTTATCATTAGGTAGTACAAATGGCATAATATTACAATTCTCAACAACTTGACAATAATTAATAACCTTATCAACCTCTTTCATGTTTAGTTCAGCAATCAGAGTATTAACATCCAGACCATTAGATGACTTCCTATGGCTAACAAACAAACCTGAGACTATCTTGTCAGTATAGAGCACCTTTATGTCATCAGAATGGGTACAAATTTGTGTTAATGGGCGAGTCAGTCTTTTGATACCATTAGACACTAATGCTTCCATTAGCAATGGTCCTGTATATTCTATCAGACTGTTATCAGATGAGTACCCACTGATGGCAATATCAGTTTTGAGTATCTGATTGACTATAGTCTCATCAATACTAGTTATTAGTCTCCTCAGATCATCTGATAGAGATACTTGAGATCTAATATTGCCTGTTAGTGTTAATGAGTCAGACATCAGTTGCTTAACATCTATACCCACCTCATGATTTGTACTAACATGATTAGAGATATGAAAAGGGTAAATAACTACAGACTCATATTGTTTGGTACTCATCTCAAAACTAGTCTTAAAGTCTTGTTCTTGGCTATCAAACTTTGTAAGGTTAAGTAATATATCCTTTCTTATATTAATGAGACTATTCAACTTAATAGTCGAATCATTCTCTGATGTTAATATAATAAACTCATTTTCATAAGACTTAATGTTATTTAGACATTCGTTTAAAAAGGCCTTATGTCTTAAGATCATAGTATTTAGTTCATGAATTGCATTGCTTGATTGTATAATATCCATTATTGTTTAGATATTATGTATCAACTTTATTCGATGAATTTTACATTGATAAATGTAGACTATAACGAATTCTTAATCTTATTCAGATCATTAGCGCTATGGTACCTGCCCTGATATTTCAGTACTCTACGCCAAGTTTTCTTATCCTTAAAATTATTTATATTCTCAGATATATATTTAATCGTTAATTTTTGATACCTAGCTATTTTGTAGTAGTTAATATCAGGCTTAAATATATCTAAGGCTTCAGAGTCTAGCGGGACCACTTTGCACATTAATTTCATTGGTATTATCTTTTTGTGCTTAAACAGAAATGCATTGTCTATTTTCTTTACCAGATCAGGAGTAGAGAGCAAGTTTGTAATGTTGGTTAGTCCCACGATATTATCAATAAAACTATAACTCAATGTATCCCTATGTTTGAATACCAATGAGAATATTACATTATCCTTATTGGCTACCATATAATCTTCGGACATCATCTGGTATCTAGATACTATTTTCCAGTCCATAAGGCCCTTATTTTTAATCAAATCTAGCTCATTGTCAATAAACTTAACTTCCCTTAGTATGACATCCCATATCTTCTTATCGAGTATCACATCAATCATAACATCAATAGGTATCGGGTATTTGTCTCGAGATAAGTATAGCTTATTACTAATTAGGAACTCTTTCAAATCTGTAGAGTCTATTATAATATCCCAACCTTGATGACGCACTAAGCTCTCAAGAGATCTCTTAGTGTCGGTTTTAATATACTCCAAACCTAACCTCTCAAAATGCCAAGCCTTGCTTCTAAAATTCATTCCCCCGATCATATTATTCTCCTGTGCTATTCCAGATTCTAGATCTGAGATGTCAGGTTGATTATTCTTAGGTCTATCATCCATTCCCCCGATCATATTATTCTCCTGTACTATTCCAGATTCTAGATCTGAGATGTCAGGTTGATTAT